AAAGGCTGATAAGCATTTAAAGGTATATTTTGAACCGGAAGAAGGACATGTATATTTTATAGTGGTCGATACGGCGAGAGGAAAAGAGGGGGACTATTCTGCGTTTAAGGTATTTGATGCAACCGAGCTCCCATATAAAGATGTAGCATCATATAGAGATAATTTAATAGATCCAGTTTTATACCCTAATATTATTATTCAAGTAGCAAAGCACTATAATAATGCTTTTGTATTAGTAGAAACTAATGATGTAGGACAGCAGGTAGCCGACATATTATATCAGGATTTAGAATACGATAACATGCTTTTTACAGCTGGCACTAACATCACCGGTATTAAAATATCTGCAGGATTTGGAACATCGTCACATGCAGGAGTTAGAACCACAACATCAGTTAAAAAACTAGGATGTAGTAATTTTAAATCTTTAATTGAAAATGACAAATTAATTATTCACGATTATGATACCATTCAGGAAATGTTCAGATTCATACATAAAGGTACATCCTTCGAAGCCGAAGAAGGTAACGATGATTTGGTAATGTGCTGTGTGCTTTTTAGCTGGATGTCTGATCATAATTATTTCAAGGAATTAACCAGCCTTGATTTCCGCAAACGTCTTTCTATGGAGAATGAGAAGAGACTAGAAGATAATTTACTTCCTTTTGGTATTAAAGAAGACGGTCGAGACGAATATGTCGTCCAAGAAGAAAAAATAGTAGATTTAGAAAACATGTCATTCGAACAGTGGATGAGAAATTAAGTGTTTTAGATTTATAAATAACAATAAGCTTTGTGCTAAATAAAACCTTTTGAGGGAGATCAAAATGCCATTTCAAGTAAGTCCAGGAGTAAATGTTTCTGAGATCGACTTGACCACGGTAGTCCCTGCAGTCTCAACTACCGAGGGCGCTATTGCTGGCGTCTTTCGCTGGGGACCAGTGGACAAACGTGTTCTGGTTGATTCTGAAGCTAACCTAGCTGCACGCTTTGGTAAGCCAACAAATCACAATGCAGAAACATTCTTTACTGCCGCCAATTTTCTTTCTTACGGTAACAAACTTTATGTCGTAAGAACAGCCAATACTACTGATTCATCTGGTACAAACGGCGTATTAACCGCCTATGGTGCAGTAGGTGCAGTTAGTAACGTAGCCAATCTTATTGTAAAAAACGATGATGCAATCGATGAGACAGCCGTTATTTCTGCTCTAGTAGGAGAGTCAGCTGCAAAATACGTTGCACGCTATCCAGGCTTAATTGGTAACTCTTTAAAAGTTTCAGTTTGCGATACCGCAACCGCATATTTTTCTAACACATTAATTACCGGTGGTAATGCAAATCTATCAGCAAATGGTGAACTTACTTGCATCGTTGCTACAACAGGCTCAAACAGCCACATCTTAAAGATAGCTAATTCTTCTTCTGGAACAGTAACAGAAGCCAACACAAGAGCTACAACTCTTAACGGATTTCTTACCGTTGGAGATTTAATTGAGCTTGGTAACTCAACAATTGGTACTCAGTACTTAAGAATTACATCTATAGGTTCTGTATCGACAAACTCTACCCACGCTTACTTTAATATTAATACTGAATCTAACTATACATTAACATCGTTTGGAGATGTTGTAACTTCAAACAATGCTACCGTAGCTAGCGGTTATTTAAAGCGTCATTGGGAGTATGCATTTAGTGTTGATTCAACACCTGGTACTTCTAACTACACAAAGAATTTTGGTAACTCTAGTGCAGTGGATGAAGTTCACGTTGTCGTAGCAGATCAAGACGGTCTTATCTCTGGTGTGCCTGGAACTGTTTTAGAAGTATATCAAGGACTTTCTAGAGCAACAGACGCAAAATTAGAAGACGGTGCTACTAATTATGTTAAAAATGTAATTAATCAAAGCTCACAATTTGTATACTTTGCTAACGATAGGGCAACTGGTGGATCCAATACAGCTGTTAATATGGCCTCTTTAGCAAATACAGTTCCATTAACCCTCTCCTTAACCGGAGGTTCCGATGGACTCAACGAAGAGAATGTTCCAATGAATATTCTTCAGGCTGGCTACGATATGTTTGAGTCAGCAGAAGATGTAGATATCTCTTTAGTTCTTCAAGGTAAAGCAAGAGGCGGTACAAATAGTGCCCAGCTCGCACAATACATTATTGACAACGTTGCTGAAAAGAGAAAAGATTGCGTGGCTTTCATTTCTCCAGATAGAGCAGACTCTGTTCTTAATTCTTCTAAGCAGGAATCTCAAGATACCGTCTCGTATCGTAACAGTCTTTCTTCAACATCGTATGCCGTGCTTGATTCCGGATACAAGTATCAATATGACAAATACAATGATGTCTACAGGTACATTCCATTAAACGGTGATGTAGCTGGCTTATGCGTGAGAACAGATGATACAAGAGATCCTTGGTTCTCTCCAGCAGGATTCAATAGAGGTGTAATTAAAAATTCTGTAAAGCTTGCTTTTAATCCAAGCAAGGCAGACAGAGACCTTCTCTATAAGAATGGCGTTAACCCTGTAGTAACATTCCCAGGTCAAGGCACATTGCTGTTTGGTGACAAGACTCTGCTTACCAAGCCTTCTGCATTCGATAGAATTAACGTTCGCAGATTGTTTATTGTGCTTGAGAAAGCAATTGCTACAGCAGCTAAATTTACACTGTTTGAATTTAACGACGAGTTTACTCGTGCACAGTTTAAAAACTTAGTAGAGCCTTTCCTAAGGGATGTGCAAGGTCGAAGAGGTATTTACGACTTTAGAGTAGTTTGCGATGAAACAAATAACACCCCAGAAGTTATTGATCGTAACGAGTTTGTTGGAGACATTTACATTAAGCCAGCTCGCTCAATCAACTATATTCAATTGAACTTCGTGGCAGTTAGAACTGGTGTTGAGTTCTCCGAGATTGTTGGACAGTTTTAATAAATAACAACAGACAAGGAGACACTAAATGGCTTTCAATGTAAACGAAATTAGAAGTCAATTAACACTTGGAGGAGCTCGTAACACGCTCTTCCAAGTTACGATTCAAAACCCCGCTAACAGTGTTGCAGATATTAAGGTTCCTTTTCTAGTTAGAACAGCTCAGATTCCTTCTTCCGATCTGGGCGTTATAGAAGTGCCTTACTTCGGACGCAAAATTAAATTAGCTGGAGACAGAACGTTTGCCGATTGGACAGTCACCGTTATTAACGACGAGGACTTTTTAATTCGTAACGCTATGGAGCAGTGGTCAAATCAGATTAACTCCCTTAGAGGTAATCTGCGCACATTTGGTGCTGCATCCCCATCGCTTTATAAAGCAAACGCTCAAGTTGTTCAGTATTCAAAAACAGGTGTGCCTATTAGAACTTACACCTTCAACGGTATCTTCCCACAAGTGGTGTCAACCATTGATTTAGATTGGAATGCAACAGATACTATTGAAGAGTTTACAGTTACCTTCCAGTACGACTGGTGGGAGGTTACTGGTGGAGTAACTGGCAACGCCGGTGGCGCTTAATATTAATGATAGCGGGCCCTCGAGGCCCGCTTTTCCTATTGAGGTTTAAATGAGATTATTCGGATTTGAAATAAAACGCCAAGATAAAGAACCTGAACCACAATCGTTCGCACCGCCACAGGAAGATGACGGTGCTGTAATTGTTGCTGCTGGTGGTGTATATGGCACCTATGTTGATCTAGAAGGATCAGCTAAGACAGAAGCAGAACTAGTAACAAAGTATAGAGATATGACTAACCAGCCTGAAGTTGATCAGGCTGTAGATGACATAGTTAATGAAGCAATTGTAAGTGAACCAGAAGTAGAAACTGTTTCACTTAATCTAGACAAGACAAATACTTCACCTAACATAAAAAAACTTATTATTGAAGAATTTGAAAATATTAAAAAGCTTTTAAATTTTGATAATCAAGCCTTTGATATTTTTAGAAGATATTATGTTGATGGACGCCTTTACTATCATGCTATCATAGATGATAAAAAGCCTGAACTTGGACTTAAAGAATTAAGATATATTGATCCTAGAAAAATTAGAAAAATAAAAGAGATTAAAAAGAAAAAAGATCAAGTTACTGGAGCAACACTTACAGAAAAGGCTGCAGAGTATTTTCTTTATAGTGAAAAAGGATATTACAATGCCGGTAATAGTAACCTTGGCAATCAAGGAATGACTGGTGGTATAAGAATTGCTAAAGATAGTATTATTCATATTACATCCGGCCTAATGGATACAAATAATACTATAGTTTTATCGCATCTGCATAAAGCAATAAAAGTTCTTAACCAGCTTAGAACTTTAGAAGACGCTACAGTAATTTATAGAATATCTAGAGCGCCTGAGCGTAGAATATTTTATATCGACGTCGGTAACTTGCCAAAGATGAAGGCCGAGCAGTACCTACGTGACATGATGATACGTCATAAGAATAGAGTCGTTTACGATTCACAGACAGGTGAAATAAGAGACGACCGTAAGTTTATGACAATGCTTGAAGATTACTGGCTGCCAAGACGCGAAGGTAATAAAGGTACAGAAATTACTACTCTTCTC